CTATTGTTGGCTTGCAGGACATTGCTTCTACTAGCGCAGGTGCTACTGTTCACAGTGTAAACAGTGGTTCTAACACGTGGTGGGATAACAAGCGTGTAGACTATAGCGATTCAACTGATGGATATAGCAATAATCCTTTCAACGCCAAAAAAGGATCAACGGATCAGTATAATGGTGTGCTAGCTATGCGCGACCTGTGGAATAAGGTAAGCGAAGCGAATGATACGCCTGATCACATCATTACCAACTTTTCGGTTTATGGTGACTACGAGTCAATATTTGAAGGAACGGGTTATTACCGCTTCTCTTCCAATACGGATCAAGCTCTTGGTGATGGTGGACAGGGTGCTACGTTCCGTGGTGCTAAGTTCATTGTTGACCGTGATTCACCTGGAGCAGCAAATGCGCATCAGTTGTTTATGATTCAGTCCAAGTATCTTAAATTTAAGATGCAGGAAGGGCTGAACTTTGCCAAAACTCCGTTCAAAGAACCCTCCAATCAGCAAGCAAAAGTAGGGTTCATCATAGTAGGCTGTCAGTTGATGACGAACAACCGCAGACGGCAGGGTGTGTTGTCTAACATCACCACTTCGACTACGGTTTAATTAACCTGGGGAGCAAGCCAATGCTCCCTATAACCCTGCCCATAGGGGAAAGGTATTACAATGAGTACGTTTAAAAATGCCAATTACGGCATCAACCGCATTGGCGGTGAGGGCAAAGGCTCTACGAAGGGTCAGGGCATCTATGAGGAAAGCAGTTACGCCAAGTTTGACTTGGGCGAAAAGCTAGAACTCATTGATGGTCGCGTCTTTCGTTATGCTTATGCTTCTGCTGCTATAAGTTCTGGACTTGCAGTTAGCACAGATAGTGTTCAACTAATTGCTGCTGACACAAATGGAACTTTTACAGCCGCAGCCGCAGGTGCAACTTCAATTACGGTAAACGATGCCACTTTGGGATCAGCTACTGAAGATTTGTACGCAGGTGCTTACTTTGGTAACATTACTAACGGTGAGCAGTATCGTATAAAGTCTAACACAGCAGCAGCAAGTAATGTTGTTACTTTTACGCTGTATGATCCAATAGTGACTGCTGTAGCCGCAACTGACGATTACATGATTACTCCTTCAATTTACAATGTGATTACTGCTACTATAGCAGGTGGATCGTATGATAGAGTAGTTGGAGTTAATCCGATTGCGGTAACTAGTGGATATTACTTTTGGCTACAAACGGCAGGTATTGCGTTTGTTAAAGCCGATGAAAGCGCAGTTGCAATGGGCGATATGTTGCAACTTTCTGACAGCACAGCAGGAACGGTGCAAACTGATGATGGTGGAACTGACACCATTTATGTTGGACAAGCAGTGCAAGCCAGTGATGCGAATTTACATTTTGCTGCTCGTTTAAATGTAGGCGAGTAAATTAACATATAGAGAGGGGGCTTGTTCCCCTCTCTATTAATAAAAGGTAAATTATGCCAAGACCACGTAAGATCAATACCGATGAAGCCGCAGTAAAAGCGGCAGTAGAAACAGCAATGACTCCTGAACCTACGCCTGTTAAGGCAGAGGTTGAGGCTAACCCCCTACTTGGCCTTTTTGAGCGTGCTACGGAAGAGCAGAAAGATGCAATGCGTAAAGCATTGGGTGTTCAAGCTAGCGTTAAAGCACCTAAGAGAAAGCAGTCTAACTCTGATGCTCAACAGGTATTGGCCGCACGTGGTGGTGGCACTTTTCAACCAGAGGGCTTTCGACCTGTTCCCCCTGAAGGTGTAGCGCAAAACGGATCTGATGCCGTTAGGCGTTGGACTGCGCGTTGGGAGAATGGACAGACCTTTTCTTCAAGACAGGCTGAGATTGAAGGAATGGACGCAGAAGCTCTTGCTGCTACAGCGATTGAGTAATGGCTGAAGCAGATACGATTAGGGCTAAGTCAATTAACTCTGCAGTGTTCTTTGGAGAAGCGGCTAATATTGGAGCAGCAGACATAGGTATAGCTGATCTGTCTGACTCCTTTACTGTGCCAAGATTGACTACTACCGAAAGGGATGCCCTAACCGCTGTAAATGGTATGATCATTTACAACAGCAGTACAAACAAATTTCAAGGGTATGAAAACGGGTCTTGGAGTAACCTAATATGAACGTATTAGAGTGTTTGCAAGCAGGTTTAGCACGTGTGGGGCTGAATACTACCAACACAGACTTCCAGACTCAAGCACGTTTTTACCTCAACTCTACACTGCAACAGCTAACAGGTGAAGCAACTTGGTGGTGGTTGCATAAGTCGAGTACTATACAATGCACAAGAGAGTTTACTCTTACCAGTGTTACAGGCACTTTCTCTGCTACTGATACGATTACGGGTCAAACTAGTGGAGCAACCGCTACTGTAACTGCGTGGGATTCTACCAATAAAATTCTTACGGTAAAGAATGAAACAGGTGCATTTACTTTAAATGAAATAATAACGGTTGCATTATTTTCAGGGACTATAAGCAGTATGGCTAGTACTAAAGAATACAGCTTGGCTTCTGACCTTTCTTACCCACTATCTTTTCGTAATCGTTCACAGGATTACGTCATATCTATCATAGGTAACGAAGATATTGACCTTCGTGACCCTAACCAATCACAAACAGGTGAGCCTAATGGCGTTGTAATGATTGGGTTAGATTCTTCTGGCAATCAAAAGGTGCAATTATATCCTGCTCCAGATGACTCTAACACTATTATAGATTATCGCTACTATGGCTACTTGTCTGACTACACTTCTGGTGATGACAGTGTTGATCTAACTCAAAAAGTTCCTAAGATCCTGCAACCTGCTCTATATTTTGGCATAGCTAAACTATACAAGCAAGAAAAAGGAGACTTTGAGGGCGCACTTGTAGAGCTTGCTGAGTATCGCCAGGTTGTTGATCGTGCTTTGAACATTAACAGGCAAAACGATGGCAACCGTAGGTATAGGATGGAACGAAGAGATAGGTATCCTGCTTTCTCCTTTACCCCTGTAGATGGAACCGTAGGTAGTGCATAATGCCTTATCAAGGTGGGTCAATACAACTTGGACCGTGGACTGAGGGAGTTGTTTACAACAGACCTCCAGAAGATGTTGCGGCTAATGAGTTGTCTGGTATGCGTAACTGTCGTATCAATGCGGCAGGTGCAGTAGAGAAACGTAAAGGGTTTGCTTCCTTTAACGACCAAAGTGCTATCTCTGGCACTCCTACTGTTACAGGCGCACATGAGTATGATTACACTAGCAGTGCTTCCCACACAGTAATAACGGCAGGGGATAAGATATTCTATTACAACAGTGGGTGGACAGACATAACAGGCAGTGTAACCATTACAGCACAAACAGCAGGGGATGATAACACGTTTTCTTTTGTTACCACAGGAGAAAAAAGTAGTAACAACAATAGGATGGTTGCTACTAACGGTGTCAATCCCCCTATCGTATGGAACGCATCAGACGCTTCTGTTTCAGTACTAGGTTTAGACTCTCGTTTTACTACAGCACAACATATTGCGTGGTGGGATAATAGACTATGGTGCGCTAATACGGACGCAGATGATAATCGTATTTGGCGTTCTAATATATTAGATATAGAGACTTGGGGAGCAACAGACTTCTATAACGTAGGCAGTGCTATTACGGCTATTGTTCCTACTCAAAGTTATCTTGCTATACACACAGAAGATGGAATCCACACGCTAACGCCTACTGGCAACACTTCTATCCCTTTTCAGCTACAGCAAACCTCTCAAGCAGGGACAATCTCTTCACGTGCTTGCATTACATTGCCTAACGAAAGGCAAGTGTTTGTACGTCCAGATGGGGTTTATATGTGGGCAGGTAGCGAAGAGATTAATAAGATATCTTACGCTTTAGATGATGGATATTGGCCTAATTTAAACGCTTCTCGTTTAAAGAAAACGCACGCAGTGTATTATCCAAGCGTAAACGAAGTGTGGTTTTTTGTCCCCAAAGGCAGCGCATCAAAGATGAATCAGTGCATTATTTACAATGAACGATTCAACATATGGTTTGGGCCGTATGATAATTTTGAGCGGTGCTGTTCTGCGTTAATAAATGAAGAGCCACACGCAGGGGGATATAACGGTAAGTTATACGATATGGTGAGTGCAGGGTATAACGACGATGGGAACCAACCAATTGAAGCAAACTTTACTACAGGCGCACCTGCTCCAAGTGGCAGTGACGTTTCGCTACGTTGGCTATATGGACGCACCTTCTTTGATGCTGTTGGCAACTATAATGTGTTGGTTACACAAGAATCTGGTGGACTAACTGCTAGTGCTAATCTTATAAACTTAGAAGATGCAGGGTTTGAACTTGATGTAGATAGCTTAAATCAAGGCAAGTTAGGCACATTGCGTATGATTTCTGCTGACACAGATTTAAGTGGATATGATTCTCAATGCACGTTAAATTACAATAATGGCGTAGTAGACCAACATTTTCGCATACGAAGATCAACTATGGTATATAGACCTATTGGCAGAATGCGAAGAGCGAAATCGGGTGTTAGCTAATGGCAACTAATCTTGGTTCTTTTAATATTGCTCCTAATTTTTTATTTAATCAGGGACTTTATAATTCTCAGACAGGAGGTATTGATCAAGTAGGTGCGCGTAAATATCTGCGTGATGCGATTGGCCCTCAGTTTGATTTTAGTGATGATGATTTAGATATACTTATCTCAGGTAGTGACCTGCCTAATTTACCAGAATCTTATGTTACATCGGCTCCAGGTAGGGTTGTAATTTCGGATCAAGGCTCTTCAGGCAGTGGGCCTATATACACTCCATCTGTCTTAAAAGAAATAGATCAAGCAACTATAGATTTAGCCGTAGAGGAAGGTATAAAACAAGGCCCACTTGAAATAAAAGATCCTCCTGGTTCGTACGGAGCAGATACAAATGTTCCACCGCCCCCACCTAGCCCACCTCCACCATCTGGAGATGATAGACCCGTAGATGAAACAGTTGTACTTGATAACAGGGAACCGTCAGGGCCGTCACAGCCATACTTCGACGCACAAGGTGGTGGAAGGTTTTATGGCATAGGGGGTGCTTATGTAGACCCAATTACTGGAGGAATACAAGATAAATATGTGCCGCCAGGCCCAACGATAGTTGACGCAGAAGATATTGTTAATTTTGATCGTTATACTGAGCCTTATGCTTATCAAACTGTAGATGAATTTGGCAACCCAAAAACAGAATACCTTCCTTCGCTGTATGAATTATTTAATCCTATATATTATGGAACTGCTCCGTCTAAAGCCTTAGCTGAGTTAGATGAGATAGGTTTAGGGTTAGGCTTTGTAATAAGCAACAATTTAAATAATGAACAAATAGAACAATGGTGGAATCAAGTTTTTACCCCATTGTATCAAGCCACTGTTGCGCGTGAAAATCAAAATAGAAAAGTTGAAGTTTCTGGTGGCAGCGACCCAATGTTTGATAGTCAAGGAAGAATTATAGGTGTTGGAGCATTTCCACAAGTATCTTTTGATTTTTCTAATATTGGTTTGCCAAATGCTCCCACTTTAAATTTTGACGCAGCACCTGGTTCATTATATAGTCAATTTTTTAGTGGAACAGATGGTATAAGAGATTCACTAATAAATAGCTTGGGCGATTTATCGTTAGAACCAGAACAGTTTAACATTAGTGATTTAAG